CGGCGATCGCGGCGGGCCAGCTGCTCACCAGCGACGCCAACGGCCACGCCGTCCCCGCGGCGAGCGGCAACCGCCTGGTCGGTGTCGCCCGTGAAGCGGTGCCCGCACCGTCCGGTGGGTCGTACCCGCTGGTGAGCGTCGACATCAACATCGAAGGCGGCAAGGCGTAATCACGCCTCGCAGCTGACGAAGAACTCAGACCCAGCAACCGTCACAGCAGGAGTTCACACGAATGCCTCAGCCAACCAGCAGCGACGTACTCGTCAGCTTGCCGCTGACGAATCTGTCGATTGCGTACATCCAGGACAACGCGGACGCGTTCGTCGCCGACCAGGTGTTCCCCAACGTGCCGGTGGAGCGCCAGGGCGGGCTGTACCTCACCTACGAGCGCGACGACTGGCTGCGCGACGAGGCTGAGGAGCGTGCACCGGGGACGCCGTCAGCCGGAGGCGGCTACCAGATCGACTGGAACGGGCAGTACTTCTGCCACGTCTACGCGTTCCACAAGGACATCGACGACCAGACCCGCAGCAACGCGAAGGGGTTCATGGACATGGACCGCGACGCGACCGAGTTCGTCACTCGGAAGCTGCTGATCAAGCGCGACGTCATCTGGGGCGCGCGCTACTTCCAGAGCGGGATCTGGACCAACGACTGGCAGGGCCAGGCGACCCAGACCGGTGTCAGCGGCCAGTTCCAGAAGTGGAGCCAGGGCGGCTCGACCCCGGTGGAGGACATCACCAACGGCATCCTGGCGGTGGCAGAGCTCACCGGCTACCGGCCGAACTTCATCGTGATGACGCCCGACGTCTTCGCGGTGCTGAAGTCGAACGCCGACGTGCTCGACCGCATCCGCTACACGCAGCGGGGCCTGGTGACGACCGACATCCTGAGCTCGCTGTTCGAGGTGCCGAAGATCCTGGTGCCGTACGGCATCAAGAACACGGCCGTCGAGGGTATGGACACCGTGACCGGATCGAGCCGGTTCCAGTGGATCCTCGGGACCAAGAAGCTGCTGCTGGGCTACGCGGCACCGTCGCCGGGCCTGCTGCAGCCGTCGGCCGGCTACACGTTCAGCTGGTCGGACTACCTGGGCGCTGGCGTCCAGGGCAACGTGATCTCCGCGTTCCGCATGCCCGAGCTGAAGTCGGACCGGGTGGAAGGCGAGATGGCGTTCGACTGCCGGGTCGTGGCCCCGGATTTGGCCGTCATGTTCAACAACGCCATTTAGTTGAGCTGTAACCTTCTGCTTCATGGCAGAAGGCTTTGTACGACAACGGAAGTACGAGTGGCAGCGTCGGCCGCGTGAAAAGCGCCGGCCGACCTGCCACCCACAGCGGAAGCACAAGGCAGACGGACTCTGTGAGCCGTGCTACAAGAAGCGCTGGCTGATCCAGCATCCGGAGCACGGGCCGAACGTCCGGAAGTACCCAGCCGAATGTCACCCGGACCGCAAAGCAAGAACCGCGGGCCTCTGCGGTTCTTGCTACATGCGGTTTTGGTGGCTCCATCGGCTCTACGGAATGACGCGTGACCAGTTCTTCGAGCTGGTGCACGCGCAAGGCGACGCATGCGCGGTGTGCGGCGAGGAGCCGCCGCCGGGCAAGACTTTGGTGGTAGATCACGACCACGTCACCGGCCGCTTTCGCGGGTTGCTCTGCGACAACTGCAACGCCGGCATCGGCAGACTGCAGGACCAGCCCGAGATCGTGGAACGAGCGTTGTTGTATCTGCTCACCACGGAGGAGGAAACGAATGGCGTACGTGCTCGGCAAGGCGATGCAGGTCAACGGCGAGTGGCGTCAGGCCGGCGAGCCGGTCCCGGAAGCTGCCAGCTGGAGGAACCTGCGCTCGTATCTGGAGCTGGGCCATGTGCGCGAGGTGGCCGAGGCCCCCGCACGGGCGAAGGAGCCAGCGGTGGACACGGCCGAGAAGCCCGTCCGCAGCAAGAGCGGCCGGCGCAAGCGGCGCGTGGTGTCGAAGACGGTGGCCCGTCGTCGTGCGCCCGTGTCGTCGGCGGAGGCCGCTGAGGAGCGTGCCGCGGTGACCGCGGCCATGACACAGAACGAAGGAGCACGCGATGGCGAGAAGGCCGACCAAGGCGTCGACGTCGAAGCGCAGCAGCAGCCCACGCCGCAGCCGCAAGAGCTCGACCTCGGCAACGCCGGAGCCGCTGGATCGGATGCCGGTGACGTCGGTTGACGCAGCTCGCGAGCGTCATGTGATGACGCAGCGGGCGATCGACGAGAACAAGAAGAAGAGGGGCTGAGCACAGTCTGATGTTCACCTACGACCCGACCACGGTGGCCACGAGCCCGTTGTCGTTCGTGCGTCTGCAGATCGGCGACACCGATCCGACGGACGTGCTGCTTGACGACGACGAGATCACGCCGCTGCTGGCTGCGGAACCGACCGCGTTCGCTGCTGCCACGGCGGCGGAAATGATCGCGGCGAAGTTCACGCGACGGGTCGACAAGCAGGTGGGCAAGCTCCGCCTGAACAGCACGCAGCGGGCGCAGGCGTACTTCACGCTTGCGACCCGGCTGCGGGCTCAGGCCGCACGTGGCCCGCTGACCCCGTACGCCGGCGGCCAGTCGATCGACGAGAAGGAGGGGCTGGTCGAGGACGACGACCGCGTCGAGCCGTCCTTCACGGTCGACACGATGGAGCCGGCCAACGTGCAGCCACGGCTCGAACCCAACTGGGGCTGACGTGGAGGTGGGCACGCCGCCACGGCGGATGGAGTCCGATTTCCTGGAGCTGATGACGGCCACGGTGACGATCGAGCCGTTCCTGTCCGAGGACGAGTACACCGAGCCGACGTTCTCGCCGGGCTACACCGTGGCGGCCCGCATCGAGCAGACCAACCGCGAGTTCCGCATGCCGCACGGCGAGGTGCTGACGGCGCAGACGGTGGTGTACCCGTACAACCCGCCGCAGTGGATCACGAGCAAGGATCGGATCACGCTGCCGGACGGCTCGCAGCCGCCCTGTCTCGGCGTCACGCTGGAGTACGACGAAATCGGATTTCATCATTTTGAAGTGTTTCTCGGTGTCGTTCCGACACGCTGACCACGCGTGTGAGATCTGCGGTGCGCCAGCCGATGGCTGACGTCGTCATCACGATGCACTGGGTCGGCGCGGACCGGGTCGTGGCCAAGATGACCGAGCTCGAGATCGGTGCGCCGGTGGTCGTCGGCCGCAAGCTGTACACGCGGGCGAATCTGATCCTGACCGAGATCAAGGATCAGGACGTGCCGGTCGATCTCGGCACGCTGCGCGACAGCGGCTACGTCGAGGGGCCGTTCACCGAGCCGCCGGCGGGAACGCGGGTGAACATCGGCTTCGGTGGCGCGGCCAAGGACTACGCGCACTACCAGCACGAAGGCATGACGTGGCAGAGCGGTTACACCAAGCCGCTGCACTACCACGGCCAGGGGCACGACCACTACCTGACCGGACCCGTGCAGGCGCACCAGGACGAGATCGCCGCCGACGTGCGCGCAGCGGTGCTGGAGCAGGTGGCGTCGATGGAGGAATGAGGTGCTGCTGGATGAGGTCGCCGCGTACCTGCAGGCGAATCAGATCGGCACGGTGGCGCAGAGCATCTTCACCGCACGCAGCACCGACCAGCTGATCGACAGCCTGACGCTCTACGAGCTGGAAGGCCGGCCGGCGCTCATCACGCAGGCGGATCCGATCGGCGTCGAGTGCCCGCGGATCCAGGTCATGTGCAAGGCGAAGACGTACGCCGACGCGCGGCTGATGGCCGAGCGGGCGCATCGTGTGCTGTCGCAGTCGTACAACACGACGATCGCGACCGGCGGCGCGTTCTATCTGGCGATCGCTCCGCTGACGCCACCGTTTTCGATGGGCCGCGATCAGAACGATTGGGCGCTCGTGGGCTTCAACTGCGACGTGGAGAAGTACCCGTCGCCGATCAACGACTGAAGAAGGAGAGCTGATGCACGCGACGGTGTTCCACGATCGCCACTACGACTGGCAGATCGTCAAGAAGAACGAGCTGGTCGACGGCGATACGTTCCAGCCGGCCGCGAAGGAAGACGAGGTGCTGCGTCGCACCACCGTCGATCAGCCGGGCAACTTCACGATCTGCGACATCCCGCAGGCGCTGATCGACCGCTACGTGCACGACCGCGCCACGGTGGGCAAGCCACGGACGTTCTCGCAGGCGGTGTACGACTATTTGAGCCAGGTCGGGTTGCAGATGCACACCGAGGGTGGCTGGATCAGCTACATCCGCATCGACGACGATCCCTGGTGGGAGGGCGGCGACCGCAAGAAGCTGGAGAAGTACCTGAACACCGCGTTCGAGACGACCGCCAACTCCGCAGCCGAGGCGAAGCGTCGCGGTGAAACGCCGCGCAACGACGATGACGACGATGCCCCGTACGGCTCGCTGCCCGACGACGGCAAGACCGTGGTGATCCCGAATGCGGGACAGGAGGAGCAGCAGTGAGTCGAAACTGGGAAGCGACCTTCGCCACGCGCGTCCTGCGCTGCGTGGAGAACGACCGCGATGTGCTGCGGGCGTTCGAGGAGCTGCGCGGCTGGG